CTCAAAAAGCAAACTACCAATTGCAGGTAGAAAAACTATGTTAAATAATAAGTTTTTAGGAGCCATAGCAAGAATTATTCTAGACACTGATATTAAACCTGTATGGGTTTCTTCAGTAGAAGATGCCGCTTCTATTATTACAGGAGTTTCTAAAATAAAACCTATAACTAGAGAAACTATTAGACCACAAGTGTTCAAGAGATTAAGCACGGACGATTTAAGACTAGATATGCTAACTAGTATTAAGGGAGTATCTATAAAAAAAGCAAAAGACCTAATCAAAGAATTTGGCTCTATTATGGAAATAGGAGAATGCTCGGAATATCAAATCCAAGCAATAGAAGGAATTGGAGATACCTTAGCCAAAAGAATAATTTCCACTCTTAATTCAGAGGAGAGAATAAAAATATGACAGAAGAATATGAAGAAAAAGGCGATGAGGACTATGATTCCTTTGAAGAAGATGCTAGGATTGTTAGAGAGGCTTTACCCTATGTGGTTAGAGAGTTTGAAAGGTCTGCGGTAGAAGTTTCCCATAGAAATGGAATACCAGCAAGTATTTGCTACTACACTTTAGTAGGGCAAATTTGCAAGGACTTTATTAGAATCCCTAGCGGTAGAAATATAGAAGACAGTAGAATACATTTTTGTTGGGTTCAAACTTCCGGAACAGGGAAGTCTACACTTTGGAACTTTGTAGGAGAAGTAGCAAAAGAAACTTTTAAATTGATAAACCAACAAAATCAACACCCTCCTTTTATTGATTCTAATGGAACACCAATGACTAGAACCTTTGATGTGTTTGGAGTTACAGACTATACTGATTCTGTATTGATTGGTAAATATGTCAAAGATGTTGATGATGATGGAGAAGTTTCATGGGTAAGAAGGGCCGGTATTCTTGAAGGTAGTGGATTAGCACATTGGGATGAGTTTGAATATTCGGGAGTATTCAAAACATCTCAACACAAAGAACAAAGTATCGTTTATCTAAACACCCTAATGAATAGTTTAGCCGGACAATCTTGGATTATTTCTAAGGCACTAGATTCTATGGATGGACAAACTATGGAATGTTTTTGCGAGCGTTCAGTTTTGGCTATGACCTATCCTCCTACTAATCTCAATACTGTAATGGCAGAAAAAGGAGTATTGCAAAGAATGCTTCTTTATGTTTGGGAAGTGCCTCAATATATACAAGATGAAATGAGATTGGAGCAATTAGATAAAGCGGGTACGATTGAAGATGTTGATAGCCCAGTAGAACAATATGCAAACTCTCTACATACTATTTACAATCTAGTTAGGGAAAGATTCGATGAGGTAGGAAAAGACCCTCTAAGAACCATTAGATACAGTGAAGATTTTAGACAGGCTCTCAAGTTAGAATACACTAAAATGAACCTATATTTACAAAATACTAGGCCCGATGTAGCAAAGATATGTTCTAACTTTACGACAAGATTGATGAAGATATTAATTAAAATGTCTGTTCTTTCAGCAGTTGCGTCTGCACCTTCTATTACTAATAAGCAAGACAGGTTTATAGTAACGGGAGTTCATGTGGCTCAAGCCTCTATCATTATACAAAAGTGCTATAAGACATTGGTAATGTGGTTAGAACAGTCCTTGAAGGCTAAGAGAGCAACAATCACTGAAAACTCATTAGAGCCACAGTTTATATCAACATATAATGCAATTAAGAAAGATAATGAAGGATATGTAAATAAAAGCACTTATTTAACTGAAGTAAGAAAGAAAGCCAAAAAGTCTAGAGCGCAGATTTATAGACACTATCAAATAATTAAACACAAGTTTCATGAAATGAAAGAAGGAAGAAGTACTTATATTAAATTAATAATTAGAGGTGATGATGAATGAAGTGGGAAAACACATACCTTGTTTTTGAAGTAGCAAAGGGGCCAAAAGTAATTATTGAGACACTAGATACCTATGGTGAAGATGGGTGGGAATGTTGCTCTCAATTGATTGTTGCTGGTTCTCAAATTGTTTGTTTCTTAAAAAGA